CATTGCTCTTGCCTTTGCGATTCCGTATGCTACCATTGTGTTTTTCCTCCGTTTTTTTGGTTGTTTTCCCTTTCGGTGATTACATATTACCGCATAGTGTGTGTAATTGCAAGCGGCTAAACTGCCAGAATATACAGCTTGAAAACCGCCCCTGTATTGTGTAGATTATGACAGCAAAAAAGCAGCCGCCACGTTTGCGCTTGTGGCGTTGCTTTTCAAATCGGAAAGGTATTCGGAATCGGTTTTACTTGCCGTCACAGGCGAACGTGCGGGCTGTCAGTCCCTGATTACAATTGGCATCATACCGTTTGGCGTAGGAATGAAAAGTTCAATGCTCCAAAATCGCTGTTTGTACTTTTCCATAAGTTCAGGAGAAAGATCTGTAAAATCTTCTGCTCCAAGACCTGCGATGAAAAATGTGCCTTTGATGATGTCGCCTGTTTCAGGAAGCATTCTGTTCCGCTCCGTATCGGATTTCAGTTTTGATTCATCATCACAAACAAGGGCAATTTCATCTTCAAAAGGGTATATCGCTTGCAGATACCCGCCGACCGTTTTCTGCATGGATTCCAGATTGCCGTCAATTTCAGCTTCTCTTGGATGTTTTCTCGGTTCAACGATAAGTACTTTCATATGGTTTTCCTTTCTGAGCCGTATGCGGGGCAGTTTGTTCTGCCCCTTGGCTCTTTGGTTTTTAGTTCAGTCTGATGCGAATTGCAGGGTATTCCTTTGCATTGCCCCAGATGTCCGGTCTGGTTATCGTGCAAAGTCCATCAATGCTACATCCCTGTGTGGCAAGTTTGTGCAGATTCTCAAGGAGTGCCGTGCTTGTTTCTGTAACCGCTATAGTTTCAACTCCCGCCTCTCGCATTGTCTTAACAAAGTCGCTCATGTCTGTTGTCCAAGGGAGCTCATTGCATTCAAATTCGCTGCTGTTGTGGTTGAGATTGAATTCGTAAGCCCAGTAGGCTTCAAGTGTTCCCCGGCTCAGCTTGGTTGCATCGTTCTCAGAATTTATTCTGAGGTTTTCAAAGTAGTTTTTAATCTGTTCGTTCATGGTATTTTCCTCCAAATTTCGTGGTTTTCGGTCGGTTTTCCGTTCCGTTGTGTTGTATATTACCGCATTTCAGGAATATAGTCAACGGTATCTGCGATAATAAATGTAACAAACATAACGCTGAAATCAGAGGAGATTATTGTGTAGAATATGACAGCAACACAAAGCCGCCCTGTCGGCTCGTGTGGGGCTTCATTGCAATGGGGAAAAACTACAGAGGAATCCCTGAATTGCCACACAGCCAAACGTGGCGGCTTGTGTTTGATTATTCTGCTGTGTTACGGTGAATAATGCTGATGATTTTTTCTTGTTCTTCCTTGGAAATCCCCATGCTTTCCAAAGCCTCTCTGATTCCGCAATCAGGGCAGATCAGCGTTTTGTTGTCGGTTCTGGAAAGTGCAGGAACTTCAGTATAAACACACCCGCATTTCGGGCAGGTTCTTTCAGTCGGGGTTTCATTTTTCATTGTTGGCAACTCCTTTCAGACTTTTTTCATAGGCTTCATCAAGGTACTTGAAATCAAATCCGAAAATGGTGTACCCAAATTTGCAGGTGCTGACATATGCAGAAGTTGGAATCCCAAGCCTGCGTTCCTCGTGCATGATGTACACAAAAGCGTCAATCATTTTCCCAGTTTCGGAAAGCCTGATTTTCATATTTTTCTTGTAGTAGAAATTAGGATAGCCCTCGTAAATATCAAGGCTGTGTTCATCGGCGGCAGTCACTTCCCAGACAGCAACCGGAACAAGCGAACCTTTCTTTTTTTCAATGGTGAGGTAAGAGCCTGTTTTGCTGCCCTTATAGAGAAGTTCGTAATCTCTGATGACAGCCGTTCCCACAATTCTTGCTGTGGGGCAGCGGTACTTCATCTGATGAACATTGAGGTTTGAACCGTAAGCAAGGTAATATTTTTTCATCTCAAATCTCCTTTTTGTAAATTCCGCTTTGCGGTAGTCACATATTAACTCTTTCAAAGGAAAAATGCAACCCGCTAAAACTACAAAATATACGATGTGAAATTTGTTCAGATTACACTTTGCAAAATCAGGGGCTGTGTGGGCTTATGTGACCGGGTTTGTATGGTGGGGAAACGATCCCACAAAAGCAACGTGGGCGGCTGTGTTGCCGTCCGTTGCCTGTGGAGAGCCTTTTCAGGCTCTGCCGAATCGGAAAGCAGCATCTCCTGAAAGGTTCTTGGTCAGAAAACTTCTCGCTGTGGAAAACTCCTCGCCAACCATTCCCAATCGAATCAGCCATGTTCGCATTGCGAATTTCGGATTTTCCGTTTGCTGTGGTTTCGGACTTGCTGTTTTCAGTTCTTTTGCCATTTCGGAAAGTGCAAGGCAAAGCTGAATGTAGCTTTTCAATTGTCCTGCGTGAAGTCCGTTTTTCTTTTCTGCTGTAGGCTTGTCAAACTGGAAAAGTCGAAATTCGATTGTGCTTTTTGTAAAGGTTGCGTGGAAGTTCAGCATATGGTATCTGCTGTCATTGTAATGCTGATTTCTGCCGTAATTCGCACCGTTTGCTGTGTACCAGATGTCTGCAAGCTGTGCCATTGTGGTTGGTTTCTTTTTGTTCAGCTGTTCAATGAATCTTGGGTTTACCGTTCTGCAATATCTGTTCATTCTGCACTGGTCGATTTTCAAAGCATCTGCAATCAGTCTTTCGTGGCTTGCCATGATGTTTGCAAGGTTTCTCAGGCTTTGCGGCGTGTGTCCGTTCGCTCCGATGTGAATATGAACTCCTGCCCCAATCCCTGCGTGGCTGACTGCTCCTGCCTTACGAAGTCTTCTCACAAGCTCCTGCAAGGTTTCAATGTCGCCGTAGTGAAGAATCGGTGTAACCAGTTCGCACTTTTCAGCATCGCATCCTGCAATGCTGACGTCCTTTTGAAATTTCCATTCTCTGCCCTGTGCATCCCAAGCTGACCAGGTGCTGTATCCGTTTCGGCTTGCTGTGAATTCATATCTGCCTGTTCCAAAAAAGTCTGCGGCAAGCTTTGCAGCTCGTTCTCTTGTGATGTGGTTCATCTCAATTTCAACCCCAATGGTCTGATTTTTCAGGTTTTCAATCTGTCTTTCTGTTTTAGCGTTCATGGTATTTTCCTCCGTAATTTCGGGCTTTCTGCCCTTTCGTTGTATCACATATTACCGCATTATGAAGTATATATCAAGACGCTAAATGTACAGAAAAACAGACTGTATATCCGCCAGATGATTGTGTAATATACAGTCTTGCTTTCCTTGATTTTCTATGGTAAAATACAGTACGATGGAATAGGTTCTGCCTTATTTTTCGGCTGCCACAACCTTAAAAGAATCCACTTCGGGAATCAGGGCAAGAGAAGAGCCGTTCTGCCATTTCATGTGTATGGAACCCAAATCATCGATATGGGTAACCTCACCGATCGTTCCGGGAAGAATGGGATATTTTTCATTTCGCATAGAAATCAGCTGTATCTTTGTCCCAACGGGATACTGTTTTCTGAGATTTTCAAGATATGCTTTATTCGGAAACTTCATTATTTGCTACCTTTCTGAAAGCCGAACTGCCTGAAAGATTTCTAAGCAGTACCTTTCTTGTTGACTTGTACTCTACACCAATCATGCCAAGGCGAAGGAGATAACAACGCATGGTATATTTGGGATTGTCGCTGGTGTCAGGCTTGTTGTTGATGCGTTTCTGATTTTTCGCAAATTCGCAAAGCATGGATATGAAAGTGCAGTAGGCACTTGTATCATCGTATTGCTCCACGGTAAACCATGGAAAGCAAACCTTATCATCTTCTACAATGATTTCAAGATTGTCTGTTTTGAAAGCGGCTTTGAAAAGTTCGCCCTTGTTTTCCACAATTTTTCTAAGCCTGTCGATGGTGGCATCATCAACCAGTTCCAAAGGCATCTCTACCGTCAGACCGTTTTCTTCTTCATCAAGTGGAACATCATAACCTCTGCTTGCAAGTTCACTAATCAGCATATCAATCTCTTTGCTGTCAGCAGAATCGCTGATTTCAAGATTACCCTCTTTGGTAACGGTGTAAAAGTCACCAATTTTGTATGCACAAGTCGGCATGAACTGATATTCGGCAGGAGTACCAATAATCTCGCTGACTGTTTTTGCAAGTTCTTTTCGTTTTTCTCCTATAAGCTGAAATTCAATTATCATATGTTTGACCTCCTTTTTGGTAGTACACATGATAACTCAGAATGGCACAGATAGCAAGTGTGGGATATGTAGAATTATTTCCCCTCGTTTTGTGCATAATAGGCGATTCCTGACAGCACAAACAAAGCATTGCTTGATGCGATACCATTTCCCCACATTTTATAGGCAGCACTATCAGAATACGGATTCTTCAGCCACTTTTCAATCTGCTTACGGGATTTTGGTTTGCAGGTCTTACCGACAGCTTTGTTGTATGTTTCAAAAACATTCAGCCACCAATTTATCTGTTCTTCGGTCGGATTTTCAATGCCGATATCGTCACACCACCAGGTCGGCATACCTTGCAGTAACGCACATTCCTGCGGTGTCAGTCGCCTTACGATGTATTCAATTTCAGGAGTGCTGTCATTGACAACAGGCGGATCTTTGTAATCTGATGCCACAAGTGTGTTTGCTTTTTCCTTTTCAGCAACGGTATGATGAGAATTTTTACTTGTGGAGTATTTCGGATGAGCAATTCCGCCTGCACCTGATGCAACAAGTGTCGGGGATTTTTCCTCTTCAATCTGAAAACTGAATCGTGCGTTGTAACCCTGATTCATGGCAGGTCTGCCGATGCCGTAGGAAACTGCATGGTTTTCCGTGCAGTTTAGTGTGTACATAGTTTCCGATTCCTTGTATCCGTCACCATGATGTGAAGGACGTGAGCCGTTACCCTCTAAAACTACAATTCCACCTTGATTTTTGCAAGGTGACTGATTGCTTGTATCAATCGTTCTTGCAGTGTCTGCCTCATAAAATCCGCTGTTGGGATTGTTGGAAAGCATGGAATTGCTGTATTTTCCGCATATGCCGTATGCTTTACGAAAATGTTCTACCACAAACGGCTGGTTATTTCCGCCCGTTCCATATGTAGCTGAAACTGTTTCCGCTACTTCAACAGGGCCCTTAAATCGTGTATCTTGCCCGTGATTTGAAAAAACTAACCCTGTGCTTGTTTCTTCAGAGCAAGTTCCAAAACTTCCGGCAGTTTCTTTCCACGAACGGAAGCTCTGCGGAGAATACCCAGACAGGCTTTCGGACTCAAATAATATTTTTGAGGCACATTCACCATCAAAATCTGCGACAAGGTAGATTCTTGCTCTGCGTTGGGGCGTACCCCAGTATTGAGCATCGACTGTCCTGTATGCGAGAGAGAAACCGTCTGCCAGGATTTCTCCTGACTTTGTCCACTTTTCAGGTTTAGGAACAGATATATCTGCGGTTTTGATTTTGCAGAGTTCTTCGAGGACGCATCGGAAGTCCTCCCCTTTGTTGGAGGATAGGGCTCCAGTGACGTTTTCCCACACTGCGAATCTCGGGTATTTACCATTGGTTGCACACCTCATTTCCTTGATAATTCTGACTGCCTGAAAGAATAGTCCGGAACGTGCGGCATTCAAGCCTTGACGTTTGCCTGCGACACTAAGATCGGTGCAGGGCGAGCCAAAGGTGATAATATCCACAGGCTCGATTTCAGCACCGTTGATACAGTTGATGTCGCCCAGATGCTTTACAAAAGGCAGCCGCTTTTCTGTAACAGCGATCGGAAACGGCTCTATTTCTGATTTCCAGACAGGTACAATACCAGAGAGCATTCCTGCCATTTCAAAAGTTCCGGAACCGGAAAACAGGCTGCCAAGGGTGAGAGGTTTATTCATCTGACACCTCCACATCCTTGTATTCGATCCTTTCGCCGTTACGCATCAGATACACATCATCAGACCTGCCTTCATGGAGTTTAATGTATCTTTCCACTGCAACATCAACGAACTTTGGTTCCAGTTCAACACCAAAGCATACACGGTTTAATTGCTCACAGGCAATCAGGGTAGATGCACTGCCCAGAAATCCGTCAAGCACCATGCCATTTGTCTGCGTACACTGAGAAATCAGGTAGGCGATCAATGGGACAGGTTTACTGGATGGGTGTCCGCAGCCGTCTTCCTTGCTGTTTTTGATACGGTCAAATTCAAATACCGTTTTCTGTTTCTGATCACCATACCAGATATGCTTTCCGTCCTTACGCCAACCCCAGATGATCGGTTCATGGATATACTTCCAGTCAGTTCGGGTGAGAACAAGGCGGTCTTTCTTCCAGACAAGTCCTGCACCGACCTTGAAGCCTGCATCTTCATACGCATCATGAAATACACGTGCCTTGGAGGTGGCATAAAACACATAAATGCTTGCATCCTTCGCCATGGCATCTTTGAATCTCTCAAATGCAGATTTTAGAAACGCATATCCTTTTTCATCATCAAGGTCATCATTCTTGATTTTGCCTGACGTGCTTTCCAGATTGACAAGATACGGCGGATCTGTGCAAACAAGATTTACTTTTGTGTCTCCAAGAAGTGCTGTATAGGTTTCCGGCAAAGTGGAATCACCGCAGATGACAGTATGTTTTCCAAGATGCCAGATGTCGCCGAGTTTCGATTTGCAGGGCTTTTCCAGTTCTGCGTCTACATCAAAATCATCCTGTTTTGCTTCATCACTGTTAATGTCGAAAAGGTCAGCAATTTCAGATTCATCGAAACCAGTCAAACCAAGGTCAAATCCGAGATTCTGCAATTCTTCCATCTCAACAGCAAGCAGTTCATCATCCCAGCCGGCATCCAATGCCATCCGGTTGTCAGCAAGAATATACGCTTTCTTCTGTGCTTCGGTCAGATGGTCGGCATACACACAGGGTACTTCTGCAATACCTTCTTCTTTTGCGGCTTCAATTCTGCCGTGACCGGCGAGGACGTTATATGCCTTGTCGATAATGACGGGATTGACAAATCCAAACTCACGCAGAGAAGAGCGAAGCTTCAGGATCTGTTCCTTGTTGTGCGTTCTGGCGTTGTTGGCATAAGGCACTAACTTGTTGATGTCAACAAGCTGAAATTCTTTGGTCGTTGTCATCTGTGATTCCTCCTCTGCTGAATTCTGAGCATACCTCTTCGGGCGGCATCCATATTGCCTTTGACAGCCTGTCCTTTGATTGTGCGATATTGCTGTTTGGTCATGTTATTTCTCTGCTGTTTCAGTTCTCTCCAGAATTGAACATCTGCTTTCATGTATTTCTCACTTTCTGCTGCTCAAAAGCTGTTCCATCAAATCGTCCTGCGGTGTACCGTCAAATTTGGTCGTGCAGTTCTGTTTCACAATATCGAAAATCTCATACCAGAGCAAGTTTGCCTGTTTCTGAAATGTCTGGCTCATCTGCACAAACGGGGAGGCAATAACGCCGCCCGTGGTCGGGTGCTTTCCCAGCAGTCCATAGGTACTGAGGGCTTCTTCACACTGTACAAATCGGGCGAATGCCTGCGAATAGCTTTCCAGCAGCCGTTTGTTGACGTGCTTTTCACAGCCACGCTGTTTCAGCCAGAGCCATGTTTCTTTGTACACAATGTCTGCCCCCAGCGGTTTTCCATTCTTCTGCTGGGCAGACAAGTATGCACTGGGGCTTGGCATATCCGCACCGGTCAAATCAGCGGCATCGTCCAGATCAGCTGCATCCAATTCCGGAGCATAAAATTCCATAATATCTGCATCCTTGCCCTCTGCGATCTTGTCGGAGAGGGCTTTCGGCTTATCACCTGCACGAACTCGTCTGCCGCCTCTTCTTGTACCGTCCTTTGCCATCTGATTTCACCTGCCTTTTGAGAAAAAAACAGCCGAAACTGCGTAGGTTTCGGCTTGTTTGCATATTTTCGGGGTTAATCCCCCGTTTGAACCTTGGTTTTTGTGCGTGAGAGGGGACGCCGGTCTGTAAAAAATTCACAATTAGCGATTTTTATCCCCCCACCGGCAGCATTTCAGACACAATCAATACCGATAGACGGGATTTCGGTCTTCCGTCCATGTCTTGTGGTCATGGCAAGACTTGCAAAGAGCCTGCCAGTTGCTTTCATCCCACATCAGATGCGGATCACCACGGTGAGGAATGATATGGTCGACTACAGTTGCTGCTGTGAACCGTCCCCGTGCCATACACTTCACGCACAGCGGATGCTTCCGCAGGTACGCCTTGCTGAGCCGCTGCCACTTGCTGCCGTAGCCACGCTTAGCGGCAGACGGTCGGTCAGGGTGAAGAAACTTGTGCTCCTCGCAGTACTTGCCCTCGGTCAGATTCGGACAGCCGGGGTGACTGCATGGGCGTTTACTCTTCCTCGGCATAGCCGACACCTCCTTCGGGTATAACAAAAGCCGCTGCGGTCAGATCACAACGGCTTTACATAATTCTTCTATTATACAGTTTACCACATATCCTCGTGTAAGTCAAGTTTTATGAACTCTCATCAACTCTCAACTTTTCGAGGACTTTGGTATGGAGACGGTAGATATTCTGTACGCTGTAGCCGAACTCCGAAGCGATTACTGCCCACGGCTTGAACTCAAGGTAACGCTTGGTCAGCAGGTCACGTGCATCACTATCCTCCACCTGACGGATTCGGTTTTCCATGTCAGCTATCAGGGCATCATACTCCGCCTGCGTTTCCTGTATCTCCTGTTCCAGTGCCATGATTTTGAATACAGTTCCTTCCATCTTGCTGTGGTCGGGAGATACCGTCTTTGGCATATCGATGATGCCGCTGTCATTCATACCCTCAGCTCTCTGACGCAGCAGACGGATTTCATGTATTTTCCGGTTGATGCGTTTGCGGAGTCGTTCCGCTTTGTTCCAGTATTCCTTCATGCTGCTTCCTCCTTCATCATAACAATCAGCTTCTCACCGTCTAAGTCGGACAGAAAGGCAAACCACTGCGACCGCAGGAAACGCTCGCATTCGCGGATCGTGCCTTCGTCTTTTTCGCTCAATGCCTGTTTGTAGTCCAGCAAAGCTCTCTCAATAATTGCCGCAGACAGCGGCACATATCCTTCGCTCATTTTACTCTCGCTTTCACTGCACTCATCATTGCTGCCTGTGTTTTATCCTTGTTTTCCAGAACCTTCATGATATCTTCATCAATCGTTCCCACCGATACGATGTGGTGGATTACGACCGTTTCGGACTGCTGCCCCTGACGCCAGAGGCGGGCGTTGGTCTGCTGATACAGTTCCAGCGACCACGGCATCGTGTACCAGATGATGGTGCTACCGCCGGACTGCAAATTCAGCCCGTGACCTGCGGAAGAAGGCTGTATCAGTGCGATTGGTATTTTGCTTGCATTCCAGTCGGCAATGTCTGTATCGGTCTTGATCTCTCTGCACTCGAAACGCTCCATGATGCTGTCCCGTTCATGCTTGTACCAGTATGCGATCAGAACAGGTTTGCCGTTTTGCGCTTCGATCAGATCTTCCAGTGCGTCCAGCTTGTGGGAATGTATCCGCATCACGTTGCCGCCATCGGTATAAACCGCACCGCTGGCAAGCTGTGTCAACTTTCCACACAGGACACCTGCATTTGCTGCTGTAATGGAATCCCGCACGAAGTCCAGACACATATCCTGTTCCATATCTTTGTAAATTGCCGCAGCCTTCTCATCAAGTTCCACTCTATCCGCTGTCGTTACCAGCTCCGGCATGGTCAGGTGGTCGATGGTTTTCATGGAGATGCTGATATCAGCGATTTTGCCGTATATTTCCTTTTCCGCACCCTTTCTCGGTGTGTAAGTGAAGCCGTTCCAGTCCGGTGTAAAATAAGCATCACGATACTGTCCGATACGCTTGCCGAGACGTTCACCCTTGTCCAGCAGACGGAACTGCGCCCACAAATCCATGAGTCCGTTGCTGCATGGTGTTCCGGTCAGCCCTACGATGCGCTTTACGAAAGGTCGTACCTTCCGTAGTGCTTTAAATCGCTTGGACTGATGATTCTTGAAGGAACTCAGCTCGTCAATAACGACCATGTCAAAATCAAACGGCATTCCGCTGCTTTCAATGAGCCACTGCACATTCTCACGGTTGATGATGTAGAGGTCTGCCTTTTGCCGGAGTGCCGCAAGCCGCTGTTCACGGCTGCCCAGCACCAGACTGTAATTCAGCCTCTCAAGGTGATCCCACTTGGCGATCTCGGCAGCCCAGCTATTCTTGCATACACGAATCGGGGCGATGATCAGTACCTTGCGTACCTCAAACTTGTCAAACATGAGGTCGTTCAGTGCTGTCAAGGTGATGCTGGTCTTGCCGAGTCCGCATTCCAGCAGGACTGCCGCCTCCGGGTGTGTTTCGATGAAGTCCACAGCGAACTTCTGATAGTCATGGGGTTTGTATTTCATCAATGATCCCTCCAATCTGATCGGGGCTGTCCAACACAAACGCCTTGAAGCCCAGCCGCCGAAGTGTTTTGATACGAAGTCGCTGCAGCGACCGGGGCTTTTCGCCGGGTGTTTTGACCTCCACGAAACCGATTCTGCCGAATGGCATCAATACGATGCGGTCTGGCACACCTGCTGTTCCGGGAGAGGTAAACTTCCAACAGACACCGCCTTGTACTTTTACGGCGGCAACCAGTTTTTCTTCAATTGATTTTTCTCGCATAAAATCGACCTTTCTGGGAAATAGTGCAGGTCGGTGAATGTCATTTCCAAACCTTTCTATAGGAAGAAAATTCTATGTTTTTTCTCGCCTGCGTAAGGTCTGTATATGAGTTTCACCGACCTGCACTTTCCCGATTTTACGTCGTTTTTGAATGATGAAAGTGCAGGTCAATCAAGAAATTCCAGACGAATTTGAAGCCCATAGACGGTAATTCCGCTATTCAGCTTCTTGCGCTTATATCCTGCCTGCTCCAACGCACCGTAGAAATCGGTCGTGCTGCGGACATACTCACCATTCTCTATGCAATACTCACGATAACGCTTATACAGCTCTCCGGACTTCTCCTGATAGGATGCATCTACATCGCAGCAATCATTGATGAATGCTCCAAGCCAGTCATTGCCGTCACGATACGCTCCGATCGCATCCAACACACATTGTGGGCGGTCTACCTTGAAATCGGCAGCGACCACCTTCATCGCGCCCTCGATCAGCCACGAAAGAACCGCACCGCCTGCATTGTCAATGAGATACTGGGTATAATTCTTTTTGTCAGCCTGTCCCTGAATCTTTGCATGGAACGGAATCACGATCAGTCTACGCCATGTGCCGTCATCGGAGGCAGACACCTTCGGCAGGTGGTTGGTATACAGCACCAGCGTGTGGCTTGGCTCAAAAGAGAACGGAGCCTTGAACTTCTTTTCTGCGAAAATGGGATCGGTCGAACAGAGCTGTTTTACCACAGAGGTATTCAAACGCATACCTTCCTGCAGCTCGGCAGCAATAATCAGCCGCTTGCCCTTCAACTCTGCCATTTCGGGCTTCACGTTCCGCTTGCAGTTGACGGTCAGGGCGTCAGCAGAGATATTGCCGGAATAGCTGCCCAGCACCTTGTAAATTACATTCCAGAATGTCGATTTGCCGTTGCGTCCATCACCATAAGCAATAATCATCGCCTCGGTGTATACCTTTCCAATCAGGCAAAGTCCGCAGATCATCTGGACATAGTCAATGAGACTCTGGTCGCTGCAGAAGAACACCTGCAAGGCTTCCTCCCATAACTGCCTGCCTTCCTCATTCGGCACGACCGCTGTCACTTTGGTAATCAGGTCAGCAGGATCAGTCGCTCTCCAACCGTTAATGCCTTTCGTCAGATCATAAGTGCCGCCGGGCGTATTCAGCAGCATAGGATTCCCGTCAAGCTGCTCTGGGTGCTTCAGTACCAGTGGTTTGGCGGCATCAAGGGCGTTATTCAGACTTCGGATGTTGCGATACTTCATCACGAAATCGTGGTATATCTCTGAAAATCTGAATAGCCCATATGCAGCCCCCTGCTCTGGATTCAAACTATCACGGAACTTTTTACCACCCGCTTTTGCCAGCATTCTGGGAACGCCGAGCTTTTCCAGTGCACATAAATGTTCTTCCATCTTGTTTTCCGCATCCGAAAGCTGGGTATCGGTATGTTCAATCATCGCCATGACCGCCGCCTGTTCCGATTCCTCCCAATATACACCATTGTAACGCAGGTAATTGGTAGCAACCGTGAAGGTGATTTCCTCGCCAAAGCAGTCCACGAAAGTACGGGCTTCACCGACATCGGAAAAATCATCCGGCAGGAGAGGATTTTGTCCGAACTGGTCGGGCGGAACATATCCGTCCTGCGAGGTAACCTTGCTGCCGAACTTGCAGGCGCTGTTCCAGATGCTTTCCAATTCCGTATCATCAAGAGGAGGATTGCACTCGGCTGCTTTGTCCAGAAATTTCTGACGGGCTTCATCCGTCACACCGAAACGCTTGACCAGTCTGCCCGCAATACGGGACAGGGTGCTGTTGCGCTGCCCTTCTGGAATGCTGCGGTTCGATTTCATCAGTGTCAGCCAGTCCTCGATAGTCAGACTCCCTTCGTGCCAAACCACCTCACCTTTCGAGCCAAACAGAAAACGGGAGGCATCCAGCGCATTGCCGTCAAAGAAGGGAAGTTCCTTGTAGATACGGGTTTTGATTGCTTTGTGAAATGTTGCATCCTTGCAGGGCGTTGTCGGGAAAAATACATGGAAACGAGGGCGGGCGGATACCGAGCCTTTCGCCAGCATATGATGACGACTGTATGTGACCGCAAATGCCACATCTGTTAGCATCTCCGACAGCTTTTCGGGCGTGATCCACTCGTCCGTATCGTCGGAATGGTCGTTGTCACAGTCCATCGGCACAACATCCGAGAGCTGGAAGTTAGTGTCACTGCGGGAAAAATTATCATACAGCGCGCACACATGATCGAAGGCGACCGCCTTCTTTAGGTCAGCTTCAGAGGTAATGACTTTCTGGTGTGGGTAGTTGGTGTTCTTCGCATTGCCGGTACAGTCGGCAGTATACAGGGTAAATTTCATAGCTTTTCCTCCAATTCTTCTGTGAAATAACGGATTCTCATGTGTTTTCGCTTTGCACGGTCAATCTCCGCCTTCATGCCTGCGGAGATATTCTCACCGAACACCCAAAGCTCCACGCACTTGCTCATCAGCACCCAGTTCATAAAAATGGCTGTATCCCGTTCCTCTGGAATATCGTCGTCCATGAACTGCGTAAAATAGATGTGCGGTGCAATCGGCAGATAGTGCTTGTCTACGGCAAAGCGGCTGTATCTCTTGGCGTTCTTGATATTTCTCTCCGTATCTCCGGAGTAAGGAGAGCAGATATACACAATGGGTCGGAAGGCGGCAGCCTTGCGGACTGCCTTTTCTTCCTTTTCCAGACGGATGAACGCCTCGTGTTCTGTAGGGCTGAAATAGCCCTCTGCATTGTACTTATCTGCCATTGCCGTGCTCCTTTTTTATGCGTTCTGCATACCATTCCAGATGACGCTTTCTGGTCTGAAAATCTGGAACTGACAGCAGCAGACCAATATCAGCCTTTTGCAGAACTTCAAGCATATTGATTTGCTCCTGCGTCAAATAATGGCGGATACTTGTTTTCTTCTCGATTCCATGTGTTTCACGGAACTGCTTTGCCGTCATGCCAAGTACAATACGGTTGAGCATATCGCATTCATTGCTGAAGTGATAAGGCTTCGGGTTGTCGTTGATAAGACGGATATTCTCGGTAAGCAGAGGAAATTCCTGCCTTGCCGATACAAGCGTTCTGATGAAAGACTCCATCTCGTTGAAACGGCGTATGTACAGTTCCTTGAACTGCATTGCTTTCTGACCTGTATATCCCATTGCCAGAAGCGTGAAGCCATCACGAGTCAGCAAATAACAGTTCAGCTTTCTGCCGGTACTGTCTTTATACGATGAGGGCATAAAATTTGCCTTGCGGAATTCTTCACTGAGTCCAGATTTGGGCTCAGTAAGTTTGGCAATATCGCGCAGAACGTGCTTGTGTTGTTTTTCAAAAAACTGTGCCACATAGCGGCTGTCTACTCTGGCAGTGTCATGTTTATCGACGAACACGCCGTAATCGTCCATAGGAATCAAACTTTTCATTTCAGTGCCTCCATTCTTTTCTTCGAGCAGGCAGAACAGCAAACTGCCGTGCCATACATATCGCCCATGCCGTCTGCAAATACAACAGACAGGTCAACGGATACTTCCTTACCGCAGTCAGGGCAGGTGCAGAACACATTTTCATCGTTCAGTTCTACCTTGACTTCAACAGTGTCATTGATATTTTCCTTTACATAAAACATAGCAAAACCTCCTAAAGTTCTTCTCATTATACAGTCCTTAAAAATATGCTGAAAATTAGCCTGCTCCTAATCTTTTTTATAAAATTCGCATTCGTACCCATCAGCCCGCAAGAGCAGCCCCTCTGCCCATTTCGGTGTACGAGCCATCTGTTCGCAGACAGCCTGCAGTGACATTCGTCTATCAGCTTCAATAATCATTTCATCGTGGATATGCCCGACGATAAAGCAGTGAGACAATGTCTGTAGGGAATAAAACAGCAAATCACGAGCTATACCCTGAACAATATTTTCCACGAGCTTGCCGGAGTATGTCTCCAGCCGCTGCCACTTCTTTGATGTGCCGACACCGTCATAGGTAATAGATTCACCGCCAAAACGGTTCTCTTCAATACGTGGCTTTACGTAGGCAAGCCGTCTGCCGGAGGGGAGTTCAATAAACAGAAATCCAGATTCATAGCTGAATTTGATACCGTGTGTTTCTGTCTGAGTTTTGCCGCTGACTGCCTTGATAGCCATCCTCTCCACGTCCCACCAGAGCTGTACGATGTTGGGCGATGCCTTCCGCCAATCTGTGACAATTTGCTTCAGCTCATTATCTGAAAGTCCCATAGCGTCTGCACCGAACGCCTTCATAGCACCTACGCTGCCGCCATAACCACACGATAATTCGGCACATTTACCTTTCTGCCGCAAATGTCCGTTCACGCCGTGCTTTACAACAGGAACACCGAACATCTTTGATGCCGATGCACAATAAATGTCCTCGCCATTAGCAAAAGCGTTCATTCTCCACTGTTCGCCTGCAAGCCATGCAATAACACGGGCTTCGATAGCAGAGAAGTCCGCTACGATAAATTTATAGCCTGCTTTCGGTACAAATGCCGTGCGTATTAACTGTGACAGCGTGTCGGGAATATCCTCATAGAGAAGTTCCAGAGCGTCCATATCGCCGGAAAGAACAAGATTTCGTGCCGATTCTAAATCGGGAATATGGTTCTGCGGTAAATTTTGCAATTGTATAATCCTTCCTGCTTCCCGACCTGTACGATTTGCACCGTAGAACTGGAACATTCCTCTTGCACGACCATCCGAGCAGACTGCATTTCGCATTGCTGTGTACTTTTTGACCGAGGATTTGGAGGTTTGCTGTCGGAGCAGCAGTACTTCACGAATTTCCGGCGAAACTTTATCTATCAGTTCCTGCACTTCCTTTTTGCCGAGTGATTCTATTTCTACGCCGTGCGATTTCAGCCAACCTTTCATCTGCTGCACGGAGTTTGGATTTTCGAGTCCTGTCAATTCGCACAGCTTTTCAGTAAGATGCTGTTTTGCACAATCGCCGATACGAATTGCATTATGGACAAGCGGCAAATCAAGCTGAATGCCGCGGTCGTTGATTTCTTGGTCAAGGTGGTATTCCTTCCACACGAAATAAGGAACAGGGAAACGGCTTATTTTCCTCTCGATTCCCATTTCCGTCTCCACGTCACGCTTGTTGTATGCCTTGAAAACCGCCCACTTATCAGGAGCATCGGACGGAACATGAAACAGCGGTTTATCGCCGTCATAGGCATAGGGGACACAAAAATACTTGATGAGAGCTTTGCCCTCTGTCATTTTCTGCTGTTCGAGTTTCAATACAGAGCCGACACCAGCCAACGTCAGAGGCAATCCAAGGTAAGCGGACGCTGCCATAGAGCAGTGCCAAGAATCAGGACTAAGATAATTACCGACAGAATCCTGCGGAATGCTGTAACTGTGGAAAATATCGGGATAATTGCGTTTCAGCCAGACCGACAGGCATACGCGCTCAAAAGAAGCGTTGAAGCTGTGCTTTGTGACAGAATCGTCCGTCAAGGCATGAAGAATATCATCGGGGAGCGACTCACCGCTGGCAAGGTCAATGACCTTCACCGGAGAATCGTCCACAGAATATGCGAATAACAAAATATCGAAATAAGGAGAATCGGCGTAGCGGTACACACCTGATTTCGTTAAATCAACATCGCTCTTTGTTTCTAAATCCAAAAGCAAAGTACTTATAGCCATGAGAATGACTTCCTCCTTTTTATGCAAGATATTGTAGACGGTGATACATTGAACATAACAGCCAGCTCAGTGCCTTTTATACCGCAAGTCAGACCAAACCTTATTGCATCTACATCATCGATTGAAAGTTTCCGCCAGCGTCCGCCCTGCCAATACACATCAAGTATATTTGCAGTTCTCGTACCATATCTGAGATTTTCTAAGCGATTGTCAGTAGGATCACCGTTGTTATGGAGGACTTCCATTCCTTCCGGTGGATCACCCACAAATGTTTTCATGATAAGTTGGTGGACGGGCTGTCCGATACCACCATGTTCGAGAACAACAGAAACATGACCATTCTTGCAAAATCTCCCCGGACGCAGAATGCGCCCCTTCATCGGACGGTAGTAATAAGACTTTGAATAGGGGCTTCTGCCACGAATCATTCTATCCAAACTCCGTATTCTGCCTTCTGTGCTTGCTTGGTATTTCCCTTCATATCCGGGAATATCTTTCCAAACTTCCATATCATCACTTCCTTAGAACCCACCCACGGTTCACACCGCAAACGCCCACCCGTCTGTACCAGTCAATTATGAAAGAAAATCATCGTCGTCATCGTCTGCAAAATCGTCCTCTGCACGTGACTTGCCGCCCAGCGGCTCACCATCACGGAGCTTCTGGAGATTGTTCAGACCGCAGGCAATTCCACGGTTGCCATTGGTATTGAATGCGTAGAAATTAATGCTTGCACGACCGTAGATACCGCTGTAAAGTTCGCTGGTATCGAGAATCGGCTGGCAGTCGGCATCTACGACACCGGGCTTTGTTGCGCTGTTTGCGTTGATGAAGTAGCTGTCTGCGTAAGCCGAGTCGTCCGGTCTTTCTTCATCGCCGTCACGAAGAGGCGTTTTGAGCATCTTCAGTGCGGGAACAGACTTGCCGTTTCCCTTGAGTTTGGACTGTCCCTCGTCATAAGCCGCCTTGATTGCTGCTTTGCACTTCTCAATTGTCACGGTATCACTCTTCGGAATGATGAGGGAGACGCTGTACTTCGGAGTACCGCCGTTGATGCTTTTCGGCTCGTTTACAATGAGATAGCTGAAACGAGTATTTTTGCCTGTGACCACCTTTGTCGGATTCATAATCTTTGCCATAATAAAAGCTCCTTTATTCTTTAAAATCTTCTGCTGTGGGATTCCACGCTTTCCGTTTATCGGAATCGGGAACCAGTGTCGGTTTGCCCTGTGGTTTCTCAATAAGAGAGCTGAGCAGGGTATCAAATTTTTTCTTGCCGAGCAATTTTGTCATTGCGGTCACGCCCATGAGCTTCTTTTCAAATGGGTCATATCCTGCATCCGTGACAACTGCCGCAACGGCATCATCATTTGTGTATCTTCGGTTGGAGCGACCTTCCACGATCTTATATCCGGGGAACTCCTTACCGCTGATTGCCTGTTCAAGTGCATATGTTTTTACATCGTTTACCCAACCGATAAAGGTGTCCGCACGATTGAGAATCATGCTGATTTCATCATCGGAAAGTGTATCAGGAACGGCAAAGTCGTACTGTGCCATTTGGAGATTGTACTCCGCACGCTTGCGGCAGGTTGCCTTGACCTTGCAGAACTGACAGTGTTTGCCTGCCTTGTATTCGCCCTCACCGTTGGCGGCAAGAACCGCTGCCGGAACGAGGATTTTTTCTGCCCATTCGAGCAGTTCTTCTTTGGTAATTTCGGCAATGCTGATGTTGTCACGTCTGGGCTGAAAAATAATCATGCGGACGGTCTGAATGTCGTACAGGCTTTCAAAGAGATTGAGAGCACCGAGGGCATACATCCGCATTTGGCTGTTGTTTTCGGCTTCTACCAAAATTCCCAGCCCATACTTGAAATCTATTACCGTAAGCGTACCGTCAGCTACGATAATACAGTCGGCTGTGCCGAAGCTCTCTGACACCCAACGGGTAAAATCAAGACGCTGTTCTACAAGGACAAGCGGATCGGAGCAGTTCTGCTTTGCCGTTTCGACCTGCTCCATGACAAATTCGCAGTAAGTATCGCTGCATTCCGCCATTTCCTCATCGAAGTATGTCAAATCTTCAGTGGGGTCTCGAACCCTGTGTCCGAGAGCCTTTTTTACCTTGTACTCGCAGAGTGTGTGGGCATCTGTACCTTGTTGAGCATAACTGCTGGATGTATCCGCTACGGCGGCATTTTTCATAGCCGAAGGTGTACATTCTAACCACATTGCACTGGATGAGGGCGCGAGAAGTGCGTGATTACCCGGCATTTGCAATCACCTCCGCTTCTGCAAGCAGTGCTGTGTAGTCCGACTCTGCCACATCGGAGAGCTTGTCTGCCCCGAATTTCCGGAGCAGCTCCTTGACTTCAGCAGTATGACCATTGCGGGAAATTTCCGACAGACGGCTGCGGAGTTCTACAAAAGTAACAGTCTGCTGTTCAGGTGTCGGCTGTTCCTTTGCAGTGATTTCCTGTGGCTCGTCCTTTTCGGAATCGTAGATGGTCTCGAATGTGTTGAGATACTCACTTGTGATTTTCTCCGTCAGTGCAGTTACTGCTTTCGTCAGTGCGTTCAGAGAATTAATCAGTTCGAACATTTTGTCCATGGTTTTCACCTCTTCATCTTTTTTTGATTGGGAATCATTCCTTCTCACCATACAGTCCTCGGATCAGCCTGAAAAATTAGCCCCCTCAAAAAACTTTTTTATAATTTCCACAATTCTTTTTTTGTGAGCAGTAACTGTCGGTGATGACATACCGAGGATTGCGGCGGTTTCCTTCACATTGAAACCTCGCAGATAATGAAGTTCATAAACCTGTTTCTGACGTTCTGACATAGTTTCAACAGCCGCACGGAGCATTTCTACTTCCGGAGATACTTCACTGCCGTCAGGAATATTTTCAATAGCGGCTTTCTCAGAATCATGTTCATCATCAGACATCACATAGTCAATGGAAAGATTCCAATTTCTTGGTGCTTTCTCACCGGGATGAGCGTTTTCCCATTCCTTTACAGCCTGCTTTTCTTCAGCGGTCAGTTCAGGACGACCGTTTTTCAGGTTGTTGCGTACTTCTGCATCATCCAAATGATGCAGAAGTACAATAAACTCTTCAGTAATACCGTCTTTTCCCGGTATCAGGGTAATTGTGCTGCCGTCATAAATCGGATAGGTGTATGTAGTCCTTTTGGCGGCTGGCGTTTTGCGTACTCTCAGTTTTTCAGCTTTTTTCTCATAAATTGGCATAAAAAATTCCTCCATTGTCTTGAATGGAGGAATCGCCCGGCTGCAAAATGGCATAACAAATCAGACTGCACTCCAGAAGGGATTTCACTCCATTCGGTTTGCAGCCGTCAAGCTCAAATTGACAGCCTTGTTATTCTATTGTCCCACACAGCCTGTTGAGCAACCGGTGTCAGTATGTATGAGTCAGCAGTTTAACGTCATACTGGGGACATAAATAGACGGAAAAGTCAACCTCTCCCGTTATTCATGGAAAAAGTAGAGGTTAAAACGAACGGTTTTTGTAACTTTGTAAATTTTGCGTAAAATCACTTCCGCCCTCTTAAAAAATTATATCAAATGTGATATAATATAATCAAATCTTTAGTTTTCATGTCAAATTAGGAATAATATATTGAAAAGGAATATGAATATGTCAGAATTGAATTTCCAGTTACTTGAAGAAAATATCCGTATGCTCCTTGTGAAAAACAATATAACGCAGCAGAAACTCGCAGAAATTGCAGGTATGACGCAGGCTAACGTAAGCAAAGCATTGAATCGTAACGAAAAGAAACGTTTTACTCTTGATCAGGTATATAGAATTGCACAGTACTTTGAAGTATCTATTGATAGCCTTGTAGGGAATCCAGCTGAAAATTCAGCAGGTACAAGTCCACGTGATGCCTTCCGTTTCATTACAAAGTTTCTCTCTGTTGGAAAATTGAGGACTTCTGAATTGACAGTAAAAGAGACAAAATATGAGCAGGAATATGGTAATGGCTTAATGGAACACAAACCACGAGAAATTGATGACACATATCCCGTTTTCTTCTTTCCGGATTATGAAAGGTTCTCCGATTATAAGTTATCAGATCAAGACGAAGTCGACTTACATATGGAATTTTGTGCTTGTGGAAACGATACAAGATTTCTATATCTGAACAAAATATTGAAGAAGATGATACCACTGATTGCACAGTACAGGGACGGTGATATTCCGGAGGAGGCTTTTCAAATGATTGTTGATGGATACTTAAAGCAACTACCGGAAGAATAAAAAGCTAAGGAACTATTATGAAATAACTTGAACGTTTATAAAGGACTAAGGGCTTGATTATGTAGCTATTTGAATCAAAACGTTCAAGTTATTATTCAACAGTTCCCTAAATAGAATATTACCGCCCTCTATTTATCTGCTGGAGAAATAAACATGCTTTGTACGAAGTTTCTCAAAAAAAGAATACACAGAGTGCTTACGTTAGTGCCTCTATTGAATATAAATGATTTGCTTGAATAAGTGCTTCCATAAGCAATGCAAATTTAAGGAAACACTGGTTAAATGCCATTTTGAGCGAAATTACACATAGAAAGCAACGTAAATACGTCATGTGTATTTTCTAAAATCAATCAAATCAGTGCTTTCTTAATTTAGAAGTGTCGATAATGTGTTACCATCTATTTTTATTAAGTATTAATAAAAAACTATAGACATTTGTTTGAGTTTGTAAACGACCACCTCAATCATGGTCGTTCCCAATGGTGAGAAGGTCATCTATGAGCGATTCAAGTTCCCACGATCCGATATCTGTTGGAGTACCACCATGAAGTTCCAATAAAGAAGCACTGACCGAAGGATCGTAGTAAGTATTGATGCGTGAAATTAGGTAGGCCGCAGCTTTTTCTTTGTTTTTTCTTTCTGAATTTGTCATAACTTGTCTCCTTTCGACTTTTAACAAAAATACTGTTTCCCCCCATTGCATTTTTAGACATTTTATGCTATAATTAGAATTAGAGTATTTCGCAATGTGGCGATTTGCTTACAAGTCAATTATAACAAATAAAAAATTGCAAATAAGGACAAGAGTGGACAGATACGGACAATCCTTGTCTACTATCAAGGAGGGCGAATTCATGATAAGGATTTCTACATTACTTACTATTTTGCGAAAATATGTTGGAGCTGATCGTCGCAATGCACTTGATTACTGTGCATACATATTTTCCTTATTTATGAAAGAACCTGAAACTGATGAAGATATACGTCTCGATGAAACAGAGCGTTACTATCCGTTTACAAGTGAAAAGCAAAAAAGTGCTGCTCAAAAACTTCTTAATGGTACAAGAGGCATACCAGATGATGTTGCAAGAATGATTTCTGCACATTTTGACAAATCAAATTTTTTGACAACTATTGAAGCTTTACCCTATGATGCTAAAATGAATTTATGCCAAGACTTGTTGAACGAAAATGTAGATTGCAATGACAGCAATGTTAGTGAAGTTTGTGCAGAACTGTTCAACTCGTACATAAAGGAAGCACTCGGCGAACCACAGCCTAATAACTTTGGAGTTGTTGAAAAAAGAAGTGAGGTTGGTGAAATAATTCCTCCAGTACCAATTCATCCTGTTCGTTATTCAAATGGAAAGGTCTATACCGGCGATAGTGTGATTGAACTTTCTCCTTACCTTCAACTAATACAAGGAGTGACTGACGATAATCTTGCATTTATTGATGCTTTAATGGAAGTATATAGCGAAAAAGAAAACAGAAAAGTTGAAAAAAGTGATGTAAGTGCTCTTTCATCCGTTCTAAAAAATCATTATAGTAATCAAAAAAAAGCATATTTTAGTGCAGCAAATTTAGAGCATAGAGTCAGAGAATCCTTTTCAGATGGCGATGTACAATTTGGTATTCTTAAAGAAGATACATTTGATTGCATAGAAATGGTTTACTTTGACGATTGTTACAGTAATGGCTATGAACGACTTCAAGCGGTCTTAAAACAAGCAGCAAATGCTACTCCAACCAAGTCTGCTCTGTACAATATCTCAGGATTGTATGGTGCGTTAGAGAAAAAAGGGTTATGTCATATCTTTGTAAATGAAAGAACAATAAAGTCATGGGTGAATCCGTATGAAGAGAATATTTAACACTGAATTTGAAATCTCTTTAAAAATCCTGTTGTTGTTGTCTACTATGTCGCCAGAAATCATGACTACTGAGCGAATAGTGTATTATGATTTTATTGCGTCTTATGGATTTTCGTTCTCAGTTTATAATATCAATCTTAATGGCGACAACAGCTACCGATTTGAAGAAATAGGTGCAAGGCGTACTCGATGTATACAAGCGATAAAATCTCTTGTGTTAGATGGATTAATATCAGTAAAGAGATCGCGTGAAGGGTTTAAATATAGTATAAATGAAAACGGTGCAAATGTCGTAGAAGCCTTATCGTCAGAATATGCGAAACAATATCGTGCAGCTGTCAAAGGAACACACGATAAATATTGTATGTTTTCTGATGTTGAATTGATAAAAGAAATCAATCAGAAGGCTCTTCAACTGATAAGAGGAGAGCAAAATGTATTTTGAAAAAATTACTGTCAAGGGAGAAGGAAAAACAGATTCGGTAATTGAGTTTAGACAAGGTGTCAATATAGTACAGGGAAGATCGAACACAGGAAAGACCGCGATTATTCGTTGTATCGATTTTGCATTAGGTTCTAAGAAACTTCCGATTGATGAGAGCTTTGGATACAATGAAGTAGAGCTGACTATTGCTACACCAAAAGGTCAGGTTATAATCAACAGATTATTTCATAAAGGTCAAGTTACCGTTACTACCACAATTCCCGATGCAGAAAACGGAGTGTATGACTTAAAGAAAACTAAAAATAATAAACATCCCATATTGTCTGATTTGTTGCTAAATACAATGGGAATCAATACGCCATGTGAAGTAATCCAAAACGCCGACTTCAAAAAGCAGAAACTTTACATTCGTACATTTTTAGGAATGCTTATGTACATTCACACAGAAATTGGAAGAGAGATATCTATCATTGAGCCAGTCGAAAGTACAGCAAAAACCCCTTTCCTATCTGCACTGTTGCTACTTTTGAATGATGAGAATCTTTCGGGAGCACAGACGCAGACTAAACTTGAGATTCGAGTAGCAAGAAAAAAGGCTGTGGAAGATTATATCAATAAAAGAATTAGTGCTACAGCCAAAAAACGGAACGATTTAGAAGACCAGATGAAGCTGTTTGAAGGTGTGAATGTGGAGGCATCAATGCAACAATTGCTTGATGACATCAAAAGCATCGAAGCTCAAATTCAGGAATCATTGAATAAAAGAAGAGAGTTAATTGATAGAATAAGAGAATTACAAGAAAAAGATTCTGAATCTGGAATGTTGCTTTCACGGTATCATGAATTGCACACTCAGTATAAAGCTGACATAAGTCGCTTGAATTTTATCGTAGATGGCGAAATAGTTACAAAAGGAATTCCGCAGAATACAACCTGTCCTTTTTGCGAAAGCACAATAACTGCAAGGAAAAGGGAGTCTTACATAGATTCCGCACGTGCCGAATTATCAAGAATCATTCTTCAATTAAATGGGCTTACTGAATTAGAAAGTGAAATCACAGATGAGCGAAAATCCATTGAAGATGAAACAGCAAACTTGAAAGAAGAAAAGAAACGAGTCGAACAACTGATAGAGGAAAAATTGCAACCAAAAGTTGACTCTTTACAAGAATCTCTTGCACAGTACCGTGCCTATTTTCAATTGAAGAAGGAATTGGATGTCATAAAGGGATTTGCTACAGATTTAGAAACTGATCTACGAGTGTTGCCAGAGGAAAAAGAGTCCGATGTCAAATATCGCCCACGAGAGTATTTTGACTCTAAATTTCAGGAAAACATTGACAAATTATACATGGACATTCTAACAGAATGTTGCTTTGATCCACCTCCAACTGCTGCTCGGTTTAACATATCGAGTTTCGATGTGGAGATTGATGGTCACAAAAAGACAAATTATCAAGGGCTTGGCTATTGCGCTTTTATCAATACAGTAACCGCATTAGTATTTCGCAAATACTTTGCTGATACTGCTCAATACGACCCCGGATTTTTAATTGTCGATACGCCACTGTTGGGTTTGGATCAAGGTGTAGATGATGTGGCACCTGAAAGTATGCGAACTGGACTGTTCCGCTACATCATGAAGCAAAAAGACATAGGGCAGATCATTATACTTGAAAATTTAAAACACATTCCTAAATTAGACTTTGAATCTGAAGGCGTGAATTTGATTACTTTTACAAAGGGATATTCTGAAGGGCGATATGGATTCCTTAATGATGTTACATAAATTTGATTGGAGAAACACAATGTCAAACAAACTGGAATTGACGTGGTACGGCAAGGAAAAAGAAATCCATGTCGAACCTCGTTTACTGATAGAAAGATCAGAGCTGTCCAATACGGAAGCAGCTCCGGATACAGAGAATATGCTGATTCACGGAGATAACCTATTAGCCTTAAAAGCACTGGAAAGTCGCTATGCAGGGCAGGTAAAGTGTATCTATATTGATCCGCCTTACAACACAGGGTCGGCATTTGAACATTATGATGATAATCTTGAACATAGTCAGTGGCTTAACCTTATGCGTCCGAGACTTGAAATTTTAAAAAATCTGCTTGCGGAGGACGGCTCTATCTGGATTAGTATTGATGATGATGAAGGGCATTATTTGAAAGTGCTTTGTGATGAGATTTTTGGCAGACATAATTTTATCAGCACTGTAATATGGCAAAAGAAGTTTTCGCCACAAAATGATGCAAAGTGGATGTCAGATAGCCACGATTTTGTTTTGGTTTATGCCAAAAATAAGAGAATCTGGAAACCTAACTTGCTTCCACGCACAGCAGATATGGATAGCCGATACAAGAATCCAGACGATGACCCTCGTGGACCGTGGACATCCAGCGATTTCACTGCAAGAACGTATAGTGCAAGTACAGACTATCCCATTACTACACCGAGTGGGCGAGTAGTTACTCCTACAAAAAGTAGAAGTTGGATTTCTTCCAAAGAAGAATTCGAGAGACTTGTTGCTGATGGACGCATTTGGTTTGGAAAAAGTGGAAACAATGTACCTCGTAAAAAAACATTTTTGAGTGAAGTACAAGGTGGAGTAGTTCCCATGACAACATGGCTATATAAAGAAGTTGGAACTACACAAGATGCAAAAAAAGAAGTAAAAGCATTAAATCCAGACGATCCGTTTCAAACTCCAAAACCAGAACAATTAATCAAACAGATACTATCTATTGCTTCCAACCCCGATGATCTTGTTCTTGACTCCTTCCTCGGTTCAGGCACAACCGCTGCTGTAGCCCATAAAATGGGCAGAAGATATATCGGAATCGAAATGGGCGAACACGCATACACTCACTGCAAAAAAAGGCTTGATATGGTAATTTCGGGCGAAGATAAAGGCGGTATCACCAAGTCAACAGGCTGGACAAGTGGCGGAGGGTATCGTTTTTATGAGCTTGCTCCGACACTGATTAATACAGATGAATTTGGAGAAGCGGTCATCAATCCGGAATACAGTGCGGATATGCTGGCAGCAGCTATGGCTCTGCATGAGGGATTCACCTATGAGCCGGATAGTGAGTTGTTCTGGAAGCAGTCCCACGGCAATGAGAAGTCCTACCTATTTGTAACCACTCGTCATTTAAATGTGGCTTTTCTGGAATCAATTACAGGCAGTATGGAAGAGGATGAATACCTCGTGATTGCCTGCTGTTCTTTCGATAAGGGTGTTGAGAAGCTTCATCCGCACGTGACTATCAAGAAAATTCCGCAGATGCTCCTTGAACGCTGCGAATTTGACAAGGCAGATTATAATCTGAACATCATCCATCCGCCTGTTTATGAAGATGAGGAGGATTGTGATGAGGAGTGATTTTTCCCTTTACACAACAGATTACATAAGTGGTGTTATGTCTTTACGGAAACCACAGAAAAAATCTCTTGAAATTCTGCACGAAATTCTCAGTAATGTCAATCTCAAAAAGGGCATGAATCAAAAAGTGGCTCTCGGAGCTGTTCATGCCCTCTGCCCGACCTGTACGGATTTTGAGCGTGAGTTTATGTCACTGACATTTGCATTAGCGACCGGAGTTGGTAAAACTCGGTTGATGGGTGCATTCATTACCTATCTGTACACACAGCATGGTATCAGGAATTTTTTTGTCGTTGCACCGGGTACAACTATTTACGACAAGCTCCAGCGTGATCTGGGCGATCCTAACAGCTCGAAATATGTATTTAAGGGTTTAAGCTGCTTCGTCAATGCACCGCAGATTATTACGGGTGATGACTATCGCAGTAAGCCACTTCCCACATTCCAGAGTGAAGTTCGCATTTTTGTGTTCAACATCAGCAAGTTTGACAAAGAAAATGCTAATATGAAGAAGATTAACGAATACTATGGAGATTCCTTCTTTGAAACATTGGCACAACTTCCTGACCTTGTACTTCTGATGGATGAGTCACACCATTATCATGGTGCAAAGGGCGAGCAAGCTCTGAACGACTTGAAACCGCTGCTCGGTTTGGAACTGACCGCCACGCCATTGATGGCGGCAAAGAAAAAGAACGGCAACCAAGAACCGTTCAAGAATGTAGTATATGAATATCCGCTGTCAAGGGCAATTGCGGATGGCTATACACGGACTCCGTTTGCAGTTACCCGTTCTGATGTAGATTTTTATAACTTTGGTGATGAGCAGATTGATAAGCTCATGTTGCAGGATGGTATTCTCTGTCATGAGCGAATCCGCCAGAAACTGCAAGTATATGCTAAAAATAACGGCAGACCGGTTGTGAAGCCGTTTGTACTGGTCGTCTGCAAAGATACTGCTCATGCGAAATGGGTTGAGGAATACATTAAATCTGATGCTTTCTGTAATGGTGCATATCGAAGCAAGGTTGTAGTAGTACACTCCAAACAAGGTAGTGCAGAATCGGAAGCGAATACAAAGCTGCTGCTTGAGGTAGAAAAGCCGGACAACCCTGTCGAGATTGTGATTCATGTTGATAAATTGAAAGAAGGATGGGATGTCAATAATCTCTACACCATCATTCCACTTCGTACAGCCGCTTCCAAAATACTACGTGAGCAAATGGTTGGCAGGGGGCTTAGGTTGCCTTATGGTGAGCGTACCGGTGATCCGGATGTGGATTCTGTAATGCTGACGGCGCATGATAAATTCCGTGAAATTTTGGAAGAGGCACAAAAGGGTGATTCTATCTTCAAAGCTGGGAATGTCATCAAGGTAGAGGAAATTGAGCCAGAAGAAGTGATCGAACCGCAGCTTGCATTGGATTTAGAGGAAGAGCCTGACGAAGTGCTGAACTCTGTTTATGAAACAATCGGAATTGAGCGCAGTGAGCAAACTGATGCAGCAATTCATGCCATACAGAAAACTGTTGAAAATGAGGTATATAGAACCATTCAGACAACCCAATCACATACCATTACTCCAACAACCACAAAAGAAATCGCCGAGAAGGCAGTCAGCACTGTTACAGAAAAACCTGATTTGGCACAAGCCTTTCACGAAAACAGCATACCACTCATTCTTCGGTGGGCAGAGGAGCGAACAGAAAAGACTCATCGTGCTGCAATTGCAAAATTCATCCCAATTCCGCAGATTCGTATTACAGATGCAGGTGCAGAAGAGTATGTATTTATGGATTTCGATATTGACCTGACTTCCTTTACCCATGAACCGCTGACCAATGAGATGCTGATTCAGAATCTTGAAGATCAATCTGATCAGCAAAGAATCCATGCCGGAGTAATTGACTTTGATGGATACGAGCCAAAACGTGTCATTCTTGGTGAACTCCGTAAAAAACCAGAAATCGACTATAATAAATGTAAGGAAATGCTGTTCAAGCTGATAACTCAGGTGATTGGTCACTATGAATGTGCCTTTGGTACAAATGGGATGCAGAATATTGTCATGATGAACAAAAGGGACATTGCTGAAAAAATCTATACACAGATGATGCAGCATTTCTATTGTGAAAACGGACTGTTGCAAGAAGAAGTCATAGGTACAAGAAACTATAATCTCCGCCCCAACTTTACCTTCAAATCTTCTGTTCCGCTATATGGCGGAGGTTTCACAGGTGACATTCGTACTGTTCTGTTCACGGACATCAAGAAAGGTGTATTCAGCGAGGTGAAACTTGATAGTGAGGAAGGCGAACTTTCCTTTGCACGAATTGTTGAGCGTGATGAGGATGTTCTAAACTGGCTTCGTCCGTCACCGAAGGAATTTAACATCACCTACAATCACGGAAAAAACTATGAACCGGATTTTGTCGTTGAGACTGATGACACAATCTATCTCGTTGAGGTTAAGGCGGAAAAAGACTTGAACAATCCGGATGTAATTGCTAAGAAAAAACGTGGTATTTTGTACTGTGAAACAGTTACACATTGGAGTGAAGCAAATGGTTATAAGCCGTGGCGTTATCTCTTCATTCCGGCAAATCAGATTTTTCCAAACTCCACATTCAAAATGATTGTTAAGAAGTTTACAGTAACAGAATAGAAAACACTATCCGCATATTTTTAGAAATATTTGAAGGTGAGTCAATACTATGGAAAAATGTTTATATGACGGAAAAGTGCTTTATGCTTATCAAGTATTACGGGATTTTGAATTTGAGCAGAAAATCAGGAAATGCCAGACTTTAACTTGCTGCGACTGTGGTGCATCCGTATTTTTTCGGCATGGAAAACAGAGAGCAGAATGTTTCGCACATCGTCATAAAGAAAAATGTAGATATGGCGATTACTGCAAAAAGCAGAGTGATATTTTCAAATTTATTCAAAGACAGCTTGCTCCCATAATGGAGAAGATTGCTACTAAGCATGGGTTTCAACTGGAAGAAGATGTGGTGATTATTCAAGATCACTATACTGCATTTGTTATCAAAACTTCATCAAAGAAATACGCTGTTGATATCATCGACTACGCAGCCACTTCAAGTACACTTGAAAAAAGGAAAAATCTCTACGAGGAGCAGGGGTATCTCTACCTACAAATCACTGTCGACAAAGACGTCGAAGAAAAGCCGTTCTCCGAGCGTGAAATGGCATATTTTCCGGTCAAATTTATCCTAAACAAGTCACTTAACAATACAGCTATTGTTATTGATGAAGTTCAACGTAAATGGAGCATCTACATCTTAGATAAAACTGACCTATCGGAAGGTATTTCTGGTAATCCATCATGGTTGGAAAATGATACACTTGCAATGCCGATTTCTATTGATGAGATTGATATCAACAGTAGCGGTTTTTATTCTCTTGATTCTTATAAAGCATACTTGGATTTCTGCACTCAGAGAAAAAACAGAAGAGAGAGCTGGTTTAAAGCAGAGCATGATCATAAAAATCGTCAGCGTAAACTGGCAGAAGAATCTTGTAAACTGGCTGAACTTGTCACACAAGCTACAATGCAACAGCGGGAAACTGATGAAAAGGCTGAGATAAGGCGTATTCATAAGTTAAGTGGAGGTTATGTTGGTACAAAAGTTAGAGGTGAGTATGAAATATTTACCCTTGAGCAGATCGCTACAAACAGACCGTCCCGTAATTGGCTTAATGAATATACACAGCAGGATTTTGAATCTTACATTAGTGAAATGCAGCAATTCAAGTATTTTGGAGCAAGGATGTTATTTGCTAAAATGTGTTTTATCACGCCAATGGAAATCAGCATTCTCTTGAATTTATGGAGTACGCTTAAAACATCAGATCCTCAAACTGCCGACGCAATAGAATTTCTTATGTGCAAGGCTGGTATTCACTTTTGAAGCCAAATAACGGCTGCGGTTATTTGACCACAGCCGTTATTTCATTCATCAAATATTTCCATCATCATCCTTGTGCCGTCCTTGAATCCGATTAATGCAAAAATGTGAAAAGAAAATGATAGCCTTTCGGGTGCATACAAGAAAACGTTAGCTACTCACAGGAAAACGATAGCCTTTTAAAGGGTGCATTGTATCAAAATAAGCGTTCTTTGGCATAACTGCACTTAACCTTTGATACAAAAGGTTAAGTGCTTTTTTTATATCCAAACAGAAAAAGTGCCGAAAATACGCTGGTTTTTGACAAATGCCTGTTCACGTAACGATTCAGTTCGTTGCGTGGACAGGCATTTTTTATTTTCCAGCCACGATTGCTAAAAAGCAATCGTTAAAATTTAAGAGCAATCGTTAAATTTTAGGCAGTAATCGTTAAAAGATTGTAGTTAGGGAGATTGAAACCATGAAAGAGCATCAGAAAGAAAGTGCGTTATACTTGTGCGACCCCAGTAAAAATGTGACTTGCCAAAAGAGCGTTTGCCAGTCACAGTGCGTACTTACAACAAAGGTGGAATATGCGAAAGCAGATGCCGATGGCAGTCCAATTATCGTTTACAAGAATCGAATGGAGGCTTTGAGCAGTATCCTCCCAAAAGAAAATGGAACTGCATCCCACGGGGTTTAACCCTCCCCGAATGCCATAGGTGATTACCTAACAACGCCCATCGGGAGCGTATCCCGACCCACTGCCCGTAAGGGAGAAAATACAACACCTGCTGACCTATCGGCAACACGGGGACGGTGTGGCAGCATCGTAGGCAATTACCTCCTAACTTTGCCTTTATACTAACAACGCTCGTCGGGAGCGTATCCCGACCCAAGCCTGTCAGAAATCTGTAGACCGTGGATGTAAAGCAACGGTGTCGGCTGACTTTAAAACCTTGCAATAGTGGCTTGCATGTTTCCACGACTAGATAAATCGTGCTTCCTGTTGCAGATGGCGATTGCAACACGCTTCTGAGTCGTTGAGCGTATCAGCGACATCCAACTTACTTTTCAGGATGAAAAGTAAAATAAATGTTAGGAGTGAATCACTATGGAGAACAACAAAAGGGTTATTGTGCGGGCTACAGAAAAGTATGAATTTTGCTGCTATCTTTCGGACATGGGAGTAGAGCGAATCTATACGGTACTCGCCGAAAATGAAAAGGATGCTCGTAAGCGGTTTCATGAGTTGCTGAATGGGGAACAAGTAGAATTACTCCAAATCAGAAAGGTGGATGAGGAAAGATGAAAGACGGAAATTACTATACCGTTTACGGCTGGATGATTAACCGGCTAAAGCTGAAAGGGACAACTTTACAGCTGTACGCAGTGATCTATGGCTTTTCCGAAAACGGTGAAAATGAATGCTCCGGCAGTCTTGCCTACCTTGCTGAAACGACTGGATGCACCAAGCAGACGGTTTTGAATGCCCTGAACAAGCTTGAAAAACTGGGGTATATTTTGAAACGTCAGACAAGGGATGATGACGGTGGTTTGCGAAATCATTATCGGGTAAATTTAACCGCAATCGAACAGCGTGTTTCTCCACAAAAAGTGGAAAGAGGCTATGGAAAGAATGTTGAAACAAAGGCTGAAAGGCCTAAAAAATTTACCCAGCCGGTCAAAAAAACGGAATGCCCTCAGACAAAAAAGAGGAATGCCCCTAGTCAAAAAACCAGACCGTATAATACTACAAGAGAATCAATAGGGTTTGAATTATGTGAGGGGGACGCACGCTCGGAAAAGCAAACATTCGGTGATTTTCAGAATGTTCAGCTGACAGAGAACGAATATGCTCGACTGTCAGAACTGTATGGAACACAATTGCCGCAGACAATCAGCAGCTTATCCAGCTACATGGCATCGACTGGAAAGCACTACCGCAGCCATTATGCAACACTGTTTCGGTGGTGTCAGCAGGATATTCAGAAAGCAAAGAATCAAGGTCAGCAACACCACGGGTATCGAAATCCAGAACGAGCCAGTGAATGGCTATCGGAAAACCGAGAATTCTTAGAGAGCCTTGGCGGACTTTACTGAACCTTTGATAGAACAGGGAGTTGAGAGATATGAAATCAAAGAAACCAACACGCAGGCAAAAGATCATTATGTATCAGAAATTGCATCTTGATCCGAACGAGTGGTTTGTAGCGAGATGGAATTCGACTTCAGATTACATTACGCTTGTCAATCGATTCACTGGTGGAATCGTGCAGAAACTGAATCCGGAGCGTATATAATGGCGGATAAACGGTGCGAAATGTGTGGCAAGCCTCTGATTCATGTGAAAGCTGACCGCAGGTTTTGCGGTGCTTGTATGCGGATTCGGAGAAAGGCTTATGCCAAACAGTATCAAGAACTCAGAAAAGGAATGAATAAAAATGACAACGGAACAGATGCACGTGATTGCAAAAATAACGGATGCCAGAACTTTTGAAAGGCAGCTGGAGCAGACTGTTGAGGAGGCAGCAGAGTTCATTCAAGCAGCTCAGAAAATTAAACGGTATCCCGGAAATTCGTTGCAAATGAATCATCTCGTGGAGGAAACCGGCGATTTGCTGATTACCTTGGAGCAAATCCGGATTTACCTTGTCCGAGATGGCTATGGTGATGCACTGAACAGTATGATTGACTATAAGCTGAACCGGGAACTTGGCAGAATGGAACAGGAGCGTAAGGACAATGAAAGCAAGGCTTATCACAATCGGAGAAAGCGAAATCCGTCAAAGGGTTGAGGAAGAATATCAGAAAAAGAAAGATCAGATTTATGAATCGGTAATTCAAGATGTTCTTCCCCAGTTTATGTCCGTTTGTATGGTGGAACTCAATAAAGAGTTCGGATTTGGAGAAAAGCGACTGCGGTCTGTTTTGGATGGCGTAAAAGACCATTTTAAGCTAATGGACGGGGTCGGGATTTTGAACCATCAGTATTCTACGCTGGACTGTCTTACATACTTGCAAGAAAAGTATGGTATTGATTTGGATAAGGAACTGCTGTAATGGCAGAAAGGCGGTTACAACATGAATAGAATCTGTAGACAATGCGGTGCAGAAAAACCACTCTGGGAGTTTGTTGACCGCAGCAAACAAACTGGTGAACGGAGAAAAATTCATCGTGTTTGTGCAGCTTGCAGATCTGAACGTAGCAAAGAACGATACCAGCAGAGACGGAAAGAGGTGCTTTCCTACCAAAAACAGTATCGTGAGAAACTAAAACGTGAGAGAATTGAAACTCCCGTCAGCAGTGACCAAAAGGAAAGCTGTGGTTCCGTGGACGATGGATATGTTCGCTTGGCTGCGGAAATTCTGAGGAGTGAGTTCTCTGCTTATCGGAGAGCATTGGAAAAGTATGACGGAAGTCCGGAATCTATCGGTAGAATTCGGTCGATTGAGCGTGAAATTCTTACGCCGTACTACGCTGCATTGACGATGAATGCCATCGATTTGAAAAGGTACTGCAATGATCTGCGAAAAAAGTATGGCATATATGGAGGGATAGAAGATTGGGCTGGATAAGCGTGAGAGATTCCCTTCCGAAGCTGTTTACTGAAGTATTGATAACGGTCCGAAACAGATGCACGGATTTTAGTAATACATACTATGGGCAGCGTGGCAATAACTACTGGCAGTTTTGGGATTACTCAAAGATTCTTGAAATAACTGATGAAGACGAAAATTATGAGGTGTTGGCTTGGATGTCACTGCCTCAACCGTTCAATGAAAGGAGCAAAAATAATGAAGATTGAAAAAGAAACAAAGGTTGTCATTTTGCAAAATGGGAACGCAGTGCTGGCTACACAGTATGTTAACGGCAAGAAAGTAAACGCAAGCATTGCAAGGTGCTGTCCGGAGGATGCTTTTGATTTTGCCTTTGGTGCAAAATTGGCTTTGGAACGGCTGCTTGATTGTATGGGTTCTGCACCGGAAACTGCTTTCGATTGGGACAAGTTTATTTCCGGTGACGTATGGGTACAGACGAACAGTTCCAACACTGATGCCTTTTTGCAGGCTTGCGAAGAGCATCATTTGACAGATCGAACCGGAGATCGTCCGACAGAGTTGAATGTATTTCGTGACTTTAACAATGCAAGTGAGATTGAAAAAGCGTTGTATGGGATTTTCGGAATGATTCCGAAAGAAAATATCTGGTTTGCAACAAGAGATGGAAAATTGCGGTGGGGCAATGAGAAACCAACTGGAGAAATTTTTGAATGGGGACAGGCAGAATGAACGATTGTGTAAACTGCAAATATGCAAACCAGTCCAAAAACACAAGAGTCATCCGGACACCTGCTGCGGTTATTACGCAGAAACAGGGTGGCATTGTTTGCGAGAATACAGGGCAGAAAACAATACAGATAACAGATGAAGGGATATGCTGTTCTGGTTTCTGTCAGAAAGAACTGAAAGGTGGTGAATAAGAAAATGTGTAAGGAAAGTATCGGGCTTCATCCGAGTCCGGATAATGTGAATCATCCATTTCACTATCAAGGAAAGTATGAGTGCATTGATGAGATGATCGCATTGTTTGGCGTAGATGCTGTTCGCCATTTCTGTATGTGCAACGTATATAAATACCGTTTTCGTGCAAGTCGGAAAAATGGACCGGAAGATATAGAAAAGGCAGAGTGGTACATGGAAAAACTGATGGAGTTAAATCAGGAGGCAAAACATGAAAAAGCTGATTGTTGAGATTGCTGACAAGTATGCAGATGCCGCATCAATGACATTTATCGGGACAAACTGTGCTGAATCAGAGGAGATTCGTATGACTGTCGCAGCAGTTGCTCTCAAGCCAGATATAACGGCAATTGCGGTTTGTGAAGATGGGAGTTCGATTTGGTATGAAGGTGATTTGAAAACTAAAAAGAATCAGCTGTCCATTGAAAATTTGATAAATGCAGTCGGGCAACTGGAAGACTTACGTTGCGACCGAGAGGGCTTTGCAGCTGATTTTGAAGACGAAGAAGATAACGCTTTTTGCCTTGATGTTGTGGCAATTGACACAGCTTTAGCAGCGATAAAGCGGCTGATTGAATTAGAATACGAAAAGGAGTAATTGGAAATGAGCGATGAAACATTAGAACTGCTATGGTCAATGCTTACGAACGAGCAACTTTTGGAACTGCGGGAAAAAGGTGCAATGGACGATCGCACGATGGCATCTTTCAAGACTGAATTGTTTAAGCGGTGTTTGATTCAATTTGATGAAACAGCGGATGCAGTGGCAAAGGCGGTCATGGCGGCATTTATGGAGGGATTGGCATGATAAAAGTCGAAAACACAGAGGTGTATGGATGGGAAGCGGCCATACGGGGAATGCGAAATCCGATGAATAGTTGGGAAAAGTCGGATAGTTGTTATTGCAAGGAACCCATAACAACCAAATGCAACAATTTGGGTTGCTCTCATTGTGGCTGGGCATGGAGCGATTTGGGAAAAAATCCGTTTTGTATTGGGGATAACGATATGGCTTTAATGCAAAAATTAGTCAAGGCAGGTACCGATCATCGGAAGTTTATGCGAATGATTACAGTAAGTTGTGATATAATTGCCCCTCTTTATTGGTGGAAACAGTTTGATACGTACAAAGTCGGAACGGTTACTGATTCTTGCTCTACAATGCATAAAATTGCAGAGCAAGAATTTACATTGGATGACTTTTCGTGCGAACATCTGTTTAATGGTGCTGAAGAAGGAACAGAATTTCTCAAAGATTTTATGTACACGATTAAAGCCCTCAACAAGGCACGAGAAACATATCTGGAAACTAAAAAGAATATTTACTGGTGGCAAATGATTCAGCTGCTCCCGTCCAGTTATAATCAACGTAGAACCGTAGTACTAAACTACGAAGTATTGCGAAACGCTTGTCAAGCAAGAAAACATCATAAGCTGGATGAGTGGTTTGGATTTTACAAGTGGGCAGAATCACTGCCATACAGTGAACTGATATTGGAGGTGTGAGCAGGTGTATAAGATGAAGTGTCCGAGATGTGGGAAACGTGCCTTTGATATTTCTGTGCTACCTAAAATTCCAGTGATTATTCAACTGAAATGCCCAAACTGCCGGAACATCGTGAAAGTTTCCTGCAGATCTGAGATGTGCATGGCTGATAAGAGATAGATAATATACCGAGCAACGGAGTGATTTGACTACCAAATAGCCGGATAGTATATGAGACGACTGTTTTATATGCTGTTCGGCTATTTTTGTTTCATATACTTGACTTCACTTGAGTTTTTTTGCAAGCTGACTTCTATCAATCAGAAAGGAGTCATGTATATGTATATGAAATTTCGTAAAACAAGAACAGCAGCCAGATCTGTTTATGTCTATCGCTTTGCAGATGGAACAGTCGCTGTGCTGCATCCGGGAGAACAGGGTGTAAGCCCTGAAATCATCGACTTTTTGCACAAGTTGGATGACCGTGAGGTGTATCGTAATCTGAAGCAGCGAAAGGTGAAACAACATTGTGCAAAGCCTGTCGATATTGAAGTGGAATCCTTGGAAATCCAGCGTCTGCATGAGGTGGTGTCCAGTCTTACGCCGAAGCAGCAGGATACCTATCGCAGAGTGGTCGTGGAAGGAAATCCTATGACACAGGTAGCAAGAGAAGAAGGCGTATCGGAAACGGCAATTCGGCATCGTATGATGAAAATCAAAGCCCAAATCAAGAAAAAATTTTGATTTTTCTACTGATGGGGTTCGATTTTATGCTGATTTTTTCGACTGCATTTATGGAAGGAGGTGGTGCATGATGGCGTGTTTCTAAATCCCATCAAAAATGCTAAGAAAGAAGGTCAAAGAAAATGAGTAAAGAACCTACAACATTACTGGATGTGATTCATGTAATCCGTCAATTGGCGGACAAATTGGAAGCTATGGCGGAAACCATGACAGAACGGGAAGTACAGACATTTGAGCAGGTATATCCGCCGGAAGAAGGCAATACGGAGGCTGTACAGAAGCCGGTGTCTGTGAAAGATACGCCGACTGTTTCTATTTCTGAAATTCGAGCGGTACTGGCAGAAAAGTCACGTTCTGGTTTTACAGATTCAGTAAAGGCACTGCTTCAGAAACACGGGGCATCAAAGCTGTCTGGTGTTTCTCCCGAAGAATATGCGGTCTTGTTAGAGGAGGCGAAGCAGATTGGAACTTAACGATCATGCAAGCCGTTTACACGCAGTGCTTTCTGCTTCATCCAGTGCTCGTTGGCTGGCGTGTCCACCCTCCGCACAGCTTTGTGCGGTTTTACCAGATAAAGTCACTGATTATGCTCGTGAAGGCACGTGTGCTCACGAATTGGCAGAGTACAAAGTGCAAAAACTGCTTGGCAACCCGGCATCTAATCCCACGGAGAACTTAGACTTCTACGATGCAGAAATGGAAGACTGCACGGACAGCTATGCTCAGTACATTGCCGAACAGCTGGCAAATCTGAAAGAACCGATTGTTTTGGTGGAACAGCGTTTGGATTTCAGCCGATATGTTCCCAGCGGCTTTGGCACGGGCGACTGTGTGATTGTTGCAGATGATGTCCTAACTGTCATTGACTTTAAGTATGGTAAGGGCGTAGCAGTATCTGCTGATCACAACTCGCAGATGATGCTGTATGCTCTGGGTGCATTGCAGCTATTTGATGCCCTTTATGACATTGCAGAAATCCGGATGGTGATTTTTCAGCCGAGAATCCAGAGCGTTAGTGAATGCGTTATGCCTATTTCTGAACTGTTGCATTGGGCAGAAACAGAATTGAAAACGAAAGCAGAACTTGCATCCAAAGGCGAGGGAGATTTCTGTGCTGGTGAACACTGTCGGTTTTGTAAAGTGAAGGCAACTTGCCGAAAACGTGCAGAATACAATCTTCAGCTGGCACAGTATGACTTTGCTCCCCCGGAAATGCTGGTGGATACTGAAATCGAGGCAGTATTGGAAAAAGCCGATCAATTGGTTTCATGGGCATCCGATATCAAGGAATATGCTTTGCAGCGAGCAATTTCCGGCAAGCAGTGGAATGGGTACAAAGTTGTGGAAGGTCGGTCGAATCGAAAGTATACCGATGAGGCAAAAGTCATTGAAAAGGTCAAGTCCTATGGGAAAAATCCGTACAATGAACCGGAACTGCTGGGAATTACCGCAATGACAAAGCTGCTTGGCGGAAAGAAAAAGTTTGATGAAATTCTTGGTGATTTCACATACAAACCGCCGGGTAAGCCTGCACTTGTACCAATTTCGGACAAGCGACCGACTTGGAATTCCGCAGAAAAAGATTTTGAAACAATACAGGAGGAAAAATAAATGGCAAACGAAAGAAAAACAAAAGTGATTACAGGAACTGTGCGTTTGAGTTACGCAAACATCTGGGAACCGAAATCCATCAAAGGCAGTGCCGCAAAGTATAGTGTTTCCTTGCTGATTCCGAAGTCTGATAAGGCAACTCTTGCAAAAATTCAGACTGCAATTGATGCTGCCATTGAAGATGGCATTGGAAAGTTCGGAGGAAAGAAGCCGAGTAAGGCTGCTCTGAAGTTGCCGCTGAGAGATGGCGATGCAGAACGTCCGGAGGATGAAGTGTACAAAGACTGCTATTTTGTCAATGCAAATAGCACTACTCCTCCGCAGATCGTTGACCAGCAGGTACAGCCGATTCTCGATCAGAATGAGGTCTACAGTGGCTGCTATGCAAGAGTTGCAGTAACATTCTATGCGTTTAACAGCAACGGAAATAAGGGCATTGCCTGCGGTTTGGGCAATATTCAGAAGGTACGGGATGGTGAACCGCTTAGTGGACGTACCAATGCTGCTGATGATTTCGATGCTCTTGAAAGTGACGATTTCCTTGATTAACTAAAATGGCAATTTAGTAATAAGGACGGTGAGAAAAATGGAGGCAATTCTTTCCGTTGTTATTGCGGTTCTTTGGTGCATTTCAATGTTCTGTTGGGCAGCAATTTCCGTTGCTGCACTGATTGATCATTTCAAGAATCACAAGTAAGCAAAAATGTCGGGTGGGCGACTGACGGAGTATCTGTTCGGGTGGGTAATAGGTGTAACAATGCAAAAATTGATGATTGACTTAGAAACAAAAAGTGATGTGGATATTACAAAAGCCGGGGTTTACCGCTATGCGGATTCCCCGTATTTTGATATTCTGCTTTTTGCATATTCCGTGGACGATGCCCCAGTGAAGGTAGTTGACCTTGCCTGCGGCGAACAGCTGCCGGAAGAAATCCTCAACGCTCTGACGGATGACCGCATTCAGAAGCACGCCTTCAACGCCAGCTTTGAACGGGTCTGCCTGTCGGTCTGGCTGCGGCGAAACTATCCGGAATGCTTCATTTCCTATGGATTGCCGGAGGATGCCTGCGGCAACTACCTCAGCCCGAAAGCATGGCGGTGTACGATGGTGGCGGCTGCCTATCTGGGCTTGCCGCTGAGCCTTGCCGGCGTGGGGGCAGTTCTACAGTTACAGCAACAGAAAATGTCCGAGGGGAAAGCTCTGATTCGCTATTTCTGCGTACCGTATGACCATGTAAATGGCATTCCGGTGTTTCATGCCCCGACCGATGCTCCAGAGAAATGGAACGTCTTTCTGGCATACAACAAACGGGATGTGGAAACAGAACAAGCGATTGAACAAAAAATCGCTCGGTTTCCTGTGCCGGAATTTGTCTGGCAGGAGTATGTCCTTGACCAGTCCATCAACGATCGTGGAATACAACTGGATTTGCAGTTGGTGCAGCAAGCAATTCGTATGGACACGCTCACGAAAGATAAGCTGCTGCATCAACTGAAAGATCTGACCAACTTGGACAATCCGAATTCTGTTCAGCAGATGAAACAGTGGCTGACGGAACACGGACTGGAGTTAGAATCATTGGGCAAAAAAGAAGTACAGGAACAGCTGAAAACCGCTCCGTCGGACTTGCAAGCCGTATTGCTACTTCGACAACAAGTATCAAAATCCTCGGTCAAAAAGTATCAAGCCATGCAGAACGCCGTCTGCTCGGATGGTCGTGCAAGAGGAATGTTTCAGTTCTATGGTGCAAATCGAACAGGTCGAGAGGCTGGTCGTATCATTCAGCTGCAAAACCTGCCGCAGAATCATCTTCCCGATTTGGAAGATGCACGGGAGCTTGTGAAGTTTGGTGATTTAGAAGCAGTAGAACTGCTGTATGAAGACGTTCCGGACACACTCTCACAGCTGATTCGTACTGCTTTTATTCCAAAATCCGGTTATAAGTTCCTCGTTGCCGATTTCTCTGCCATTGAGGCACGTGTCATTGCATGGCTTGCCGGTGAAACGTGGCGAATGCAGGCGTTCGCAGAGGGCAAAGACATCTACTGTGCCTCAGCATCTAAGATTTTCGGTGTGCCTGTGGTCAAGCATGGCATCAATGGACACCTTCGGCAGAAAGGTAAGGTCGCAGAATTGGCGTGTGGCTACGGTGGCTCGGTCGGAGCAATGAAAGCCATGGGTGGATCGGGAATGTCTGATGCGGAACTGAAACAAATTGTGACGGACTGGCGAACTGCTTCTCCACACATTGTGCAGTTGTGGTGGGATGTAGAAAATGCCGCCATCAAAGCTGTGCGGGATAAAACCGAAACAGAGACCCACGGCATTCACTTCTCTTATGAATCCGGTTTTCTGTTTATCCGCCTGCTGTCCGGCAGACGGTTGGCATATGTCAAGCCACGCATCGGTGAAAATCGCTTCGGCGGTGATTCTATCACTTATGAGGGCATTGGCACGGGCAGAAAGTGGGAACGTTTGGAAACTTACTCCGGCAAGCTGGTCGAAAACATTGTTCAGGCAACCGCACGGGATCTGCTCTTCTATTCCATGCAGACACT